CGAGTTCCAAGGAGTACTCAGCTTTGAGTGCTCTGGACTTAGCGGTTACAGTGACTTTCTCGATCGAGAATGCCATCTGGTTGAAGTGGTTAGAAGCACCGTCTCCGAGAGCTTCAGACTCACCAGTGGACATACCCTGACCAACGGTGTAACCGAGGGAGTTTGCAGAACCAACTGGGTTCAGCGCACTTGGGTTAGTACCTGCTTGTGCATCAGTACCCATACCAGCAGCGGCATCAGAGAAGCCACCAGTGAGGGAATCTGCACTATTCTGACCAGAGAATGCGGAATCGACTTCATCGAAGAAGGTCTCGGTTCCAGTCTGGCTGTCCTGACGGGAGCGCATTGCGAAGATAAGTCCAGTAGGACCACTCATTGGCTGAACGCCGCAGATATCGTATGCGATCAGGTTAGGCATGGAGCGTCTGATCAAGGAGATCAGAACGGGGTCGAAGCCAGCAACGTTAGCGCCTGCAGGTGCATGACCTGAGTTGGTTGGTGCAGCTTCTCCAAGGAAGGAAGCAGTCTCTTGGGACTCTTTCTCTTGGTTCTCTAGGAGCTGTGCAACAACTCCTCTCTTGTGGGAATCGGAAATATCACTGAAACTTTCGTGGTTCAGGATAGGAGCCCACTTCTCCTGTAATTGTTGTAGGTTTTGTCCGTCCATTTTACTTTTCTATACCTCGTAAGATGTTGTTAGGTGCGGTTTGAGTATTATCTAAAACTCACTTTTTAGCAACGGTGGAAAGAGCGCGAACATAAGCGTCCATGGTAGAAGATACTTCTTCCATTGGTGCCGCTTCCTCGGTTAGTGTTTCTTCCGTTTCGTTTGCTGGAGTACCAGCGTTTCTTGGGAAGTATGACTCCCTAAGAGTTACCAGCTTCTGGTAATAGTCATTTTCACTCTCAAACTCAACATTCTCTACGAGGGACTGAAGCTTATCCTTTTGGGAAACAGCAAGACCTTCGCAAACTCTGTTGAAAACAGATTCAGCTGTGGATTCACCAAGCTGCTTATTGAGAGAAATATTCTTCTCAATCTGTTCGTTGAGTTTTGTCTCCATTTCATCTAATTTCTGTACCATGCTCTCTAGTACATCATATTTTTCTTCAGGCATTGATACATAATGTTCTTCAAAGAGACCCTTCATACCAGTGATGAAGGATTCAGTGATCTCAGACTTGAGACCATTTTCAATAGATAGAGCATTTTCTTCTAACCACTCAGCAGAAACATACTCAAGGTATGAATCTACACGTTCGGTTAGTTCTACTTTGATTTCAGCAACTTCCTCAGCAAGTGCAGTAGCATACTGCTCTTCGAGTTCTGCAGAGATTTCCTTGGCTTTGGCGCCCAGAGCAGCTTCAAAAACTAGTTTTGCCTTTTCTCTGAACTCCTCGGAAAGTGACTCGTCGCCAGAAAGAAGTGCGTTAACATCTTCTTCAATTGCGGAATCGAGTTCTTCACCAGTAAGAATTTCTTCTTCGGTGGTTTCCTCGGACTCAGCTACGACTTCTGTCTCGTCGGTGGTTTCGGTTGTCTCCTCTTCAGAAACAACTGCTTCTTCAGCAGTCTCTTCTTCAGCGACGACTTCGCCTTCGGCTTCAACCTCTTCCATTTTACCGCCTTGACCTGGGGTAGAAACTGGAGTTGCAGAACTACCTGCTGCATCAGCAGGGGCTGCACCCTTGTTTACTACATCTTTGACCTGCTTCAGCGTAGCACCAGGTGTCTTCAGCGCATTGCTGTTATCATCTGGCTTGCTGTTTTCTGGAGTTGGTCCACCCAGATCCTCGTAAGATGCTGCCTGTCCAGGGGTCGCAACAGGAGTTGCACTGGTTTCAGGTGCGTCGGCGGG